CCCCAGGATACCCCTGGACGCTCCACTACTAAGGTCTCATCATGAATCGTTATTCATTTCTTGACAATTTGTTCCCGACCGTCCCCGACCGCAAAAGCGGCGAGGTCGTGTGTATCATTTTGCGAACCAAGGTCGATGACCGAGAAATCGGTACTCTGCAATGGAAGCGCAAGCAATGGTACGTAAATGCCAGCGTAAATGCCTGGCATTTGCATCGAGGGCTCTGTCACGATCTGAACCTCCTCTTGGAGGCTAACGATCTCACTGATAGACTCTCACGTAGGGTTATGAAGGCACTCCGGAAGGAACTCAGCTTTCAGGTAGCGCAAGCCTATTTGATTAACTACCAAATGGGTGAGCAGTACTTTGAGGTCGAGCTATCTCTCTATTCGCCTCCTTTGCTGGCTTCTTGGTTTAAATCCTTGAAGCTGACCGAGGAACGCGATTGGGGAGTCTTCTGGACCGACCCTACTCAGCTCGAGGACGTTATGTTCTCGGATTTGAGCGGGCTGGATACGGCGTCGCGAGAGTTTCTCAAAGCTCGCGCCGCGTCGTACCTTGATAACCATGGAATGTCCAGTGGCTATCCCGGGGCTCTCTGGTAAGGGGTGACCCTTTCCGTCGGTCACGTGGCACTATGCCACGTGGCTAGTTCTCAACCGACTAGCAAGGTGTGAAAATGGCCTATTCCAAGACTTGGAATGATTCGGAGCAATATCGCCGGTACTATACTGTCTACGGCAACGGTATTTCTACGTCGACGTCTGACAGTGTGGCATTGGCGGTGTACTCCAACTCACGTTCGGGTCAACGGGTAGAAAGTTGGCAGAGCAAGATCAAGAACGGCGAGTTCGCCGCCTCTCCTTACTCTACTGACCGCTATCGCACCCTCTCGAAGGTTCCCGGTGAAGCTTCCGCTTACCGGAAAGCCAATGGTTCGTCTTACTGGGTGCAACAGAACTTTGAAGGGTACCAATCGGCACCCGGGTCCTTTGCACATTTAGTGACGACCACTGGTGTTGAGAACACTGCGCTGGGGCGAATTTTGGAGAAAATTCGCTTCGAGCAACATCATGCTGACACCATGGTGGCGCTAGCAGAAATGGGAAGCACTATCAGGCAATTCGGCGCTCCTGCCTCCGCGATACTCGAGCTCTCGAACAGACATTTGAATCGCATCGAAGCTCAGCTTCGAGGTATTCATGGTGTCCAACGGAAGATCAAGTTCATGGAGGTGGTGGCACGCTCTTACCTGGAGTATACTTTCGGGTTAGCTCCTCTCATTGAGGACACCCGAAAAATTGCCGAAGCTTTGGCCAGATGGAAGGCTGAGAAAGAAGGGGATCTTCCCCAACCGACTCATTCCGACCTGACGGCTACGGCCAAGGCGTCGAGTGGATCGGACGCAATGGGTGCTTTGCAAGGCGGCTCTCCGTACAACTATTTTCGGTGGAAAACCCACACGAAATATAATACGGAAGTCGCCTGCAAGTACACGGTGCGGCTGAAACACTCCTTGCAGGCGGACTTTGGATCCAACGATCGGCTACTCCAGTTGCTGGGATTCGATCCCATGCGCTGGGTGCCGACTTTATATGAGGCTTTGCCTTGGACCTGGCTTCTCGACTACTTTACCAATATTGGTAAGATAGTTGAGGCGGGGTTTACGGATACGTCTCATGTGGCTTGGATACAAAAAGCCGTTCGTTCGCAAACTAACCAGTTTGTGAATTATCGGCTTGACCTTGAAAATATGCGTAGCCTTTTTGGGGCTAACGCTACGTTCAATGTGTCCGGTACTGCACTTGGGTCGTACGAAGTTCAACGCACGACCTTCGCCAGGACCTTGCCGTCATCGCTTGGCGTTCCCGTATTTGAGCTTAGCTACCCGAATAAAATCGGGCAGCTGGCCAATGCGGTGGCAGCCTTGATGGCGCGGCGTCCTACAAACAATTCACCTCTTTGGGTGATGTAACTACCTTCTTTGGAGTGCCATTATGGCCTTTTCTCCGTCGTCCCCTGTCACCGGAGGGACTTCCACCGTTCTCACATCGCCGACCTACACGATTGTGTCGGATACGGCGCCTGCCGCAAATGCGAAACAGGTTTATGTGAGCGCGCTTGGGGGTACCCAGACGGGCGTTCTTGCCCACTCTGTGGCTTGCCCATTCACCGCGACCATGTTCCGGCCCACGCGTCTCGCGACGCTTGCGCCGGTTAACCCGGTCACCGGTGTCCTGAAGAGCGTGCCCGTCAACACCTATACGGTGGTGACGCGTAAGGGCGTTCTGCCTCTTGCTGGTCAGTCCTACAAGGTCTTCCCGATCCGGACCATCGCTGATGTTCCGGCCGGGGCTGACACCGCGGACCCGCTGAGCATCGCGGCTGCCTACTCGTTCCATGCGGGCCTGCTAGCACAACTCGCGGATGAACTCCGCAAGACTGCGCTGACTGGCTCGATTTAACGACTAGGTGCCGACTATGCAACAGCACCGCAAGAGGTTAAAACTGAAGGTACAGCACCCTCGTATTGATTACGACATGCTGTATCGTACCCTGACCGTTGAGTTGGGGCTTCCTGACGGCCCGCAGGGTTTCATATCTTCTGATATGACTCCCAAACAGGCCGCTGCTGATGCCCTTGCTGCTAGCTTCTATAAGAAGCTGAGCCCGACTGGCAAGTCTCCGATGGCGGATGCTGCTGCTTTGACGAAGTTCGTTGAAGTCAACAGATCCCTCTCAGAGAACTACCAATTTGACCCGCAGCTAAGTGTTGAGGCAGACTTTTACATGTACTTTAAGTACCATGTAAATCGCTGTCTTCGTACACGTGAACTCACCGGGGCCTTTAGTCTTGATGATCTAGGNCGGTTAATGACGACGGGACCAGGCGCAGCTCAGAAAGCTGATGCCCGGACCTGGGTGACAAAAGTCTTCCAGTCCCCGCTGTCTTATACCAACCCGGACCTTATCAGGATTTATAGGGCCGCTCTCTCAAACACTGGTCTTTACGCCGAGGCAGAGATGTCTCGATGGCAAAGATTCGGTTTTGAGCAAGTCGCAGGTGGCAAGATCTTCTTCGCGCCTAAGAACTCTGAAATATCGCGAACTTGCTGTACCGAGCCAGGTCTGAACGTACTCATTCAGCTTGGTATCGGTAGCTATATCGCCGAGTGTGTGGCTACGTATTTCGGGATTTCCCTGAGCACGCAGCCGGACATAAACGGCGAGTTAGCTCGGCTGGGGTCAATTGATGGAACCATTGGTACCACAGATCAATCCTCAGCCTCTGACAGTATTGGTCTCTCTCTAATCAACGAGGTGGTTGAAAGCTCGCTCATCAAGCAGCTGATACTACTAAGCCGATGTGAGGTTGCCGTTCTCCCAAACGGTGATATCGAGAGACTAAGGATGGTCTCTACAATGGGAAATGGTTTTACCTTCCCATTGCAAACCCTCCTGTTCGCGTCAGTGGTACGAGCCGCGTTCGACACTTTTGGTGTCAAGCAAACCCCAGAGTGGGGAGTGTTCGGCGACGACATCATAGTCCCTCAGTGGACTTTTGAGTTCGTCAATCGAATGCTCGTCAAACTTGGGTTCTCTGTTAATAGGAACAAGTCCTTTAACAGCGGGCTCTTCCGCGAGTCTTGTGGCTGCGACTACTACCGTGGGCACCTTGTCCGCGGCGTGTATGTCAAAAGTCTTGAGACTCCAGAGGACGTATATTCCGTGATTAATCGCCTAACCCGATGGTCGGCGTGGCATGACATCATGATCCCCGGAACCTTGTCCACTCTGTGGTCCTGGTCACAGCGAAATGCTGTGCCATCCTCAGAGGCGGATACGGTTGGGGTTCACGTGCCATTTCGCCTATCAAAAGGTTTGCCTGTTACGGACAACTACTGGTATCGCTACCGGGCGTTGGTTCGCAACAAGCGGGCGTTTGAGGCCTATGAGCCAGATGATGACAAATGCATTAACCCTCTCGGGTCTGCAAGTGGCATCATCAACGGAGTATATCGGCGTCCAGAGCGAGCCATATCCTCGACCACTTGGAGTGATCCAGGTAAACTTGGGTCCTTTCTTCGGGACCCTCGAGGAGCTCGCCCTCGGACTCAAATCGTCAAGCGCGCGTTACCGTTCTGGGATTACGTCAAGCCGGATTCAGAACCCGGCGAGGCGTGGTTACCCAAGCTCAGCGATCCTAAGAATGCTGAGTATGAGCGAGAGCAGTACACGCACTGGCGTCTGGCCGAAAGGCTGGCCCGCGGCCGCTGGGAAGCGGTCGTGGAGGCGTTTATCCTAGATTCCTAGGTAAACGTGGGGGAACTTTAGTACCCCTAGGGAGAAT